ACTCCGTCTGCGAATGAAATCGTTGTTCCTTCAGCATACGGGTCTTCATCCAGGGACTTGGTACCGTCACGCGACCAGACGCCAAGCGGAGGCTTTCTAGCCCGAGCCACCAACTCCAGCATAACTGAAGAAATCAGATTATGGATCTCGTATAGTGCCCTATTTGACTTGAAGACCGACTCGCCGTAGTGAACAGAGTCATCATCACCGTCAGATCTCTCCATCGAATCGATAGGAGGGCTGGTTGGGACAGCGACGATAACTACCGGGACCGTCTTGCCTCCGTGCTTTTCGGACTTCTTGAGGACAATGTCGCCTTCCATCACGACCGTGTTGCTCTCATTATCGTAGTAGTCGTAGACGGTGAAGGAACTCTTCTCGCTATCGGTACCGGAGACGTTCTTGCCAAATATAGCCTTGATGTCCGCTTTGCTCTTCTTGGTGCGGTAGCACGCCCATGTCAGGCCGTTTTCTCCGACGCCCCAGAATGTGTGCATCGGATCCCAGGGCATTAGATCAACGAAGGTCTTGCCTTCCTCGTCCTTCCGTATCATTACTCGACCGCACAGCCATCCACGCACGGCAGTGTAGAATGCCTCCGCGTCCTGCAATGTAGGCATCAATATGGTTAGCAGCCTATCATCCGCCGCCTCGAAACAGCCGATCAGGAATCTCTCGGCAATGTCGTCTAGCTCACGCTCCTCCTGCTGTGCATCGTGCGGTGGGATGCGAATGATAATATGCGCCGTAGATAACCAGGAGATAACCTTGTCCGCGTAAGTCTGCGGCTCGTTCGACGTGTAGATACGAAATCCTTCGTTTGAGTCAGGTCTATCGTCGGGTTCGGGCGGGAGTCTCTGGTCCAATAAATACAGACCATAGTCAGACTCCATCCGATCACGAAGCCCCTGCGTGGCACTCTCGTGATCGGTAACGAGGGCAATGATCTCTGACGCTTGGTCAGCATGTGTCTTACGGGGCATCAGAACCTCTTAACACGGAACTTACTTCGTTCCTGTGATTTCGCGTAGCCGTAACGGTCAACGATGCCATAGGTAGTGGCTTTAATCCCGTGGTTGTTTTTGTCCTCGGGGCTCTGACCTACTATATTCCCTTCTCGGTCAGTTTTCCACCTATAGGGTTTATCTTGTCCATCGAAAGGACTTGCGACGGCGCCGAACTCACTCAATATCCCCTTACATCTCGGAGCAAAAACTATCTTTGGAATGCCGGTGATGGGATCGGGTTTTAAGAACGTCTTTAGCCGCTCTCTACCCTCTGCCTCTCGTATGCGCTGAGAGGACATGTACAAACCCGCTTTGCTCATCCATATCTCCGCAGGAGCCGCCATCGCCTGGTGCTGCCAACCAGCCACATCGATCACTCCCTCACGCACATCTTTCCACCACGGGCGCGATTGAGCAATATCTATCATATCCTCTGTGGTCATCTCTCGTTCGTAAATTTCGTCGAACACGTTCTCCTGCCCGTTAACCTGCTGGGAAACCATGACAGCATGGGCTCCGGCGTACCCAGGATCCACCCACAACGTCACCGTCTGATCGGGAATCCACTCGATATCTTTCACATGAATATCAGGACGGAACTCACCGAACACCAGACCCCTGGGCGGCACTCTCTGACCGGCAATCCGCTCCATGAAGTAGGCATCGGAGCTTTCCGCTTTCAGAGACAGTATCTCAGGGTCGTTACGCCCTCCAGGATAGAGCGTCTTGTTGGTCCAGGACGGTAACTCGAAGCTACGCCTGCCCTCCTGCCCCTGCTTCCACCCCTCTGCCACCGTAGGATACCACCCCAGGCTGCCCTCCAGCGTCCCGCTCAGGAGCAACCACGCCTTCCGAGGTGCTGTACGGCCCCTCAACCTCTCAAATGTCTCCAGATCCAACTGTGAAGCCTCACACCCTATGATACCGTTTGGAGCAACACGGGTGATTTTCCTCGGATCGGTACCGGACTTGGTATCTACCCTGATACGAGGCTTAGACTCGTCTGGAAACTTGATCTCTATGTATCCGGGGTCAACACGCTTCGACGCCCTGACGGAATGCTCACCAAATAGGTGGACGAAATCATCACGTATATAGTCGAATTCTGCCTGTGTGTTTGCGTAATCCGGCCCTACCAACCAGTAAACCAGCGGTGAGCTACCATCCCACTTATCTTCCATATCTTTCGGCCAACGATCAAGAAATGCCTTCGACGCCGTGATACTCTTACCGCCCTGCTCACCGCCCGTCACGATAATAAACCGGTCCTTACAGTTAATGATATCGGCCTGTTCGGGCCACGGCTTATAACCAACGATATCGAACATCGCGGCTGTCCGAGACGAAATCTCTTCTACCGCTACTGTCGGACCGGCTAGTAAATGCACCATCTATTCAGAATCCCCACCTTCTAAGTGTTCCGGTCGAGCATAGAGGTCCATTAACCTAACAGGATCCTCCCTCATCTCCCTCACCATAACCACATACTCCCCAGACCCATCTCCCTCACCTCCAAACGGATTGACTCCACCCGCCAAATACGCACCCCACGATTCTCACTCTCAATATGCACCAAAGTCCCCACCGGAGGCAACTCCTCCACCCTGACCCCAAACACCTCCCCGCCCACAACATTTACCAATTCAATCATAGATCCCCCTCTCTGCGCCGTCTCAACTTAGATTGATTTGCCAGGTCATGGACAAAACCCTCAAAACCTACCAGGGTTCATATGAAATACCCTAGGAGTTCTCCTTGCGATGCGGATTAGGCGGATTAGGACCACTTTGTCGAAATTGCTCCCGGTAAAGTCGCCTTTATTTATGAAGGCGACCTTCACCTTTTCCTGGCGCAGACTACCGGGAGTTGATCAGATCATTATAAACCACGCTGTGCTAGCACGGGAAGAAACAGGCCACTGACCCCAGTGGTGTGAGTGGTGTGCGACGGTGTGCAAGGCTGCACACTACTTACACACTACTTTGCCCTCGCGCGCCCGCGCGTAAGATACGCATAAGATGTTACTAGTGTGTAAGATGGGAGACCCCCTAAGGGGGGTCTCTCCCCAATGTTGCACACCACTAATGGAAACAGCTATGAAAGAAGAGAAAGACGGTGTGCTCCGCTCATTGCCTTACGGCCGCTACGCACACCGAAGAGTAAGCCTTTTTGTTATTCATAATATATCCTCTTAGCAACATTAGGCCCAAGAACCCCTCGCGCCTTTATGGCATAAAAGTTATGCGGGGTTGGATTAGATACTCCTGAGTCCTAGCCTAAGCCTTGCCGCCTCCTAGCCCGCCCTCTCCTCTACGCCGCCCCCGTTACCGCCCCCGTTGCGCCTGCCCTGCTTCCATCCCATGAGCTTGGTTAGTACGTCCTTGGCGCTATCGTCGGAGGGAAGCACGCTATCGCCGTACTTCTCGCGCCAATGGCCCTTCAAGGCGAATATCAGTAGGACCGGGTGAGTCTTAGGGTCCCGGAGCCGTTGAAACATAATGTCCTCAAGAGACTCACGAAAGGAATCCTTGGCGGCTTCGAAGCGCGCCTTGAAGCCCAAGGCCCCGCTATCACGCCAATTGTAGACAGTTTGCCTGCTGACGTTCGCCGCCTTAGCTGCGGATAGAATGGTGCCCGAGGTGGCATAGTTGGCCAAGAATGCATCCTGGTCCGCTAACTGCCGCCTTTGGACCATGCCCAGGTTGTCAATGGAGTCCACCTCACTTACCACCCCACTTACCACGCCGCCTACATCGTCACCTATCACGCCGCCTGCATCGCCGACCGTTCCACTTGTCGCTGTATCTTTGTTCATACTCTATATCTACCACGCCGCTCTGACGCGGTCAATGTTGGCCGCCTAACCAAACACCAAAAAAGTGCAGCCTGGCCGCCTATCAGAACGGATATCCTAGAAAATATCGGCGCGCTCAGATATGGAATTGGGCGGTTTGGGGGGTTGACAGTGCAAACCCGGCCGTGCTATTGTTGATGAGTCGATCATCACTAATCCATCATCGAAAGGATCACGATAGAACATAGGAACGGGGCTTCAGTAGGTCCCCTTGACGTGTGAGGCTAGCAACCTCGGCACGAGACCCTTGGCAAAGGTCTCCACTGTAAAGGCTTAAGGCCGGTACTGGACGTAAAGGCTCAGCGCAATGGGTCAAAGCACCCGGGAGGGTGTGCGGTTGAAAAGCAGGCGAATGATTCCCAAGCTAGGGGAGAATTCTACCAGCTTTGACGCCGTGGATCGCCTGAATTGACAGGCCTGACGAGGCTGCGACGTCGCAGCTAGAAATCCAATACGGAGGGGTGACATGAACGAGGCTATACGGGCCGAGATCGATGCGTTGATTAGTGAAGGGTACGCCGACACCGCCGAGGGTGAGCAAATACTAGCTAGAATCGAAGACGCCGGTACTATAAAAAATGAGGAGAATGCTACATCATGACGATCTACAAAATAGACGATCTCGGAGTGTACTTTGATAGCGCCAGGGGCCGATACATTGGCGAAGCCGTCCAAGAGCTAGCAGCTAGTCACAGCTGGCGGTACTCCGCACAGTTTGAGACGGTCAATGCGGACGATGACGATGATCCCGAGGCGTACACGTGGGCCTGGGACGAGGCCGAGGATTTCTTGAACACCTTGACAGATGGGACCGTCTACTTCGGCGGTAATGAGTCGGGCGATTGGGGTCTATGGTTAGTCGAGGATGACAGTTAAGCAGTCCATACGCATGGCCGAGGGTAGCGCCTCGGCCATGTCAATGGTGCCCGGAGCATCAAATATACATTGGAGGCGTAGATCATGACTTGGACCGAAAGCGATTACCTGCGGACCGTAACGGACATAGCCGAGGAAGCCCTAGCTGAGTATCCCGGCCCTGGCGGCAATTTGGCCCTTGACGATGACGAACGGCGCGACTACGTGAGCGAATCGGTCGATGGTAGTGAATACATAATATATTACAGCGCGAACGAGATCGTCCTACGTGCCAGTCAAAACGAACCAGACGGGGCCGAGGTCCGCGCCCTGAGCGCCAAGGATGCCGATTGGCGTACCCAACGGGCCCTGGCCGCCTACTTGGCGATGGAAGCCGATGTCCTGGCCGAGGTCGAGCGACTCATTGCAGCTCAGCCCGTAGCGTAACTTTTAGCGTAACTTTCGGACATCATCCGCATGGCCGAGAATCCCCTCGGCCATGTCAATGATCCCCGAAGGATCAAATACAAATGGAGGCTAGACGATGAGATTCTGCGACAACGTGAATTGCGACCAACCCGACGAGCCACTCGAACGCATATTGGACTACGTGATCGTGGACGGTGCGGTCTGGTGCGTGGGCTGCGATGAGGCCGAACGTGAAGAGGCCGAATGGCGCGATGCTAACACGGACCTGGCCGAGGCCGACACCGTAAGCCGTATTTTGTGGTCCCGCTAGACACCCCGAGTGCCAGCGTCGGGCTTACGACGCATAAGGAAAAACCTATGATACACGAAGGACTGATATCCCTGAGAGACGCCCATAGTGGACCCGACGCGGTATATTACGGTGATCACCCAGAGTGGCTGATAGCCGTAGACCTCGGGTCGTACCGGGACGCGGACGCCTTGACGCGGTCCAATTATGCCGTTGTCGAGACCCTGCTCCGAGACGCCGATGGTAACGGAGAATCGTGGCACGAAGAAACTTCCAGGCATTGGGCAGTCGGATGGACCGCCAACTTTGCCGTAGCTCCGGGGTCCCAGGCCGAAACGGTACTCCGGGACGCCGTTGCCCAACTCGACGATTACCCGGTACTGGACGAAGACCACTACTCGGAGCTTGAATTTGACGAGGCCTCCGAGTATTGGGACGGCCTGAGTTTGGGGTTGCGGATCGGGGACCTGGCCGACAATGGCGAATCTATATTCGCCGCCCGTGCCGACTACGGCGACCTGCTGGACCGGGCCCCGGCCACCGCCGAGCGTATCCGGGAATAGTAGCGACACCCTGGAGCTAGTACCGCCGCCTAGATGGGCCGAGAACCCCTCGGCCTATCGAACGGCTGTAGATAGCAGCACAAATACACACAGGAGGCTAGATATGATCGGATTACTGACTGACGCGACTTGTGGGGAAGCGTGCTGGGCGGCGCGTGAGGATATATGCCGGTGCTCGTGTGACGGCGAGAACCACGGTATCACTCGCACCGCTAACGGCGAGAGGCCCACCAGGACCCGCCGCGTGAAGGCGCACCGCTACCGGCTTCTCGCAGTCGAGAGCCCGAACGGGTCTTGCCGGGCCGAAACGATGCGCCCGATGGAAAAGTTGGAACGCGCCGTGATAGGTGCGGCCCATGACGCGGGATTATGGGATAAGTATAGGTACTCTTGGCCTGCCATTACTGACTGGCCGTGTATCCTCCGCACCGCCAGCGAGTCCAACGTCAC